GCGTGATGACCGCAAACACATGTCTATGTTAGAAGACTTCTGGTTGCCACGCCGTGAGGGTGGTAAAGGTACAGAGATTACTACATTACCTGCAGGCCAAAATCTTGGTGAGTTGGAAGATGTTAAGTATTTTAGACAGAAACTATTAAATTCATTAAATGTACCAATCTCTCGTTTAGAACCACAACAAGGTGGCATGATTGGTGTTGGTCGTACAACTGAAGTCACAAGAGATGAAGTTAAATTTACAAAGTTTATTGTAAGACTGCGTAATAAATTCTCTCAGATATTTGACCATGCATTAAGAGTACAACTCGTTCTAAAAGGCATTTGCACTTTAGAAGAATGGGATGATTTTAAGGAAGACATATATTATAATTACATGAAGGACAACAACTTCACCGAAATGCGTGATGCTGAAATCCTTCGTGAAAGACTAAGTGTATTGCAAACTGTTGATCCATATATTGGTAGATACTACTCTATGGAATGGGTTCAAAAGAATGTTCTTCAAATGGACAAAGAAACTATTGCCGAGATGAAGAAACAAATTGCAACAGAAGATACAGCTGGTACTGGTGGTCCAACACAACCACCAGAACAACAACAGCAACAACAGGCTGATGCAGAGGCTAATCCTCCTGTAGATAATACACAAGATGATGCAGCGAATGAATCATTGACGCCGCAACTAGATTTTGAAGTGGAAAAATATTCATCTTTACTAAATAAGCGATAATTAATAAAGGAACAATTATGTCAACAACACAATTTATAGACGAATTGGCCGCAGGTAATGCATCTGGTGCCAAAGATATTTTAAATGATATGCTTTCTGCTCGTGCCTTTGAAGCACTTGAAGGTCGTAAGATTGAACTTGCTAGAGGCATTTTCAATGGTAGTGAACAATCACAAGAAGTTGCCACAGAAGAATAATGAAATCTCTATTAGAATTTAAATCTATCGTTGAAGAAGAGAAGTCAGACTATTCAAAGTTTGACACTCTGGTTCGTGCTGGTCTGGCCAATAAGGCACAGATGCAGCGTATTCACAAAATCTTAGATAAGATGGGTGAAGAGAAACCAACATTCAATAATGCAGATAGAATGATTATTCAAAACCTCTTTAACAAGATGGTAGATTTAATTTCTAATAACAAACAGATTAATATGCAGGCACGCCGTGCAGTTAAAGAAGATGAAGATGTCATTGAGGCAGAACAGTTAGACGAAGCAAATCCAGGTCCAACACCACCTTATGTTTTGTTGTTAAAGAGAAAAGCAATTCGTTTGTATCCTGATGGAACAAAAATTGCATTATATCACAACAAACAAATTAACAAATACTTTTCTGTACCATATGATACTCCAGTAGAGGTTGCATCCATTCAGGCTGAAGAAGTTGAATTAGAAGAAGCTTCTAACGATCCTTGGAAAGATAAACATTTTGGTCCAACTAAAATAATTAAACAAAAATATCATGTTAAGACTGATACTAAGTCATATAATGTTAAAGCAGATAATGAAGACCATGCACACAAACTGGTAACTAATCATGCTCCTGGTTCTAAGATTGTTTCTATTGAACACAAAGGTCGCATGATGGAAGAAACAATAGAAGAAGCGGTAATGGATCAACTACATAAGATAGTAAAAGATAAATCGGCACAACCGGTAAAGTTTGCATCTGGTCATAGTCGTAAGGTTGACCATTTCACCGCATCGGCATTGACGCAAGTTCACAACGCATTAAATGATGATAATAAAAAGAAGTTTGCAGATTTGGTACACAAGTCTCCAGAACATTTTATGAAAGCATCTGACTTTGCTTTCAAACATGCAAAATGAGCTTTGTATCATCGTTAATAGAAAACAAGTTAGATGAAGCAAAAGAAAAGTTATTTGCTCATCTAAATGAGATAGTTGCAAAACGTCTTGCAGAAGCAAAGCGTTATGTTGCAGAAGATATGTTTATTGAAGTTTTGGATGAAGCGATTAAACGTAATCCAAACATTATTAAACAAGGTAGAATTCAAAAGATTCGCCGTAGAATTAGAAGAAATGCTAAGGGTCGTATTGTTGTTCAAAAGAATATCAGACGCTCTAGTATTAAAGGTTTTAGAATTTCAGGTAATAGCGTTAAACGTATACCTGCAACAGTTAGGTTAAGGAAAGCAAGACTTTTAAAAAGGTCGTGGAAAACAACTAGAAGAGCAAAATTACGCCGCACATTAATGAAAAGAAAAATGAGTATGCGTAGACGTTCATCAATAGGACTAAGATAAAATGGCATTTGAATACATAAACACACTTCGTTCATCATCAATAGCTAGAATTATTGATACTGGAACTACTATCGCATTGGCTAACCTTTCAACTGGTGCCAATGAAACTATTACTGCCGCAAACATTCGTAAAATTGCATGGTCAACAAACGGCAATATTCAAATTGTTCGTAATTCTGTGCCAATTGTTACGTTGCATAATACAGGTACTCTTGAGTTTGATTCACTCAACACTACATTAGCTAATAATAACACTCAACCAATTGTTGTTACAATTAATACAGGTGGTTTTGTAGTATTAGAACTAACCAAAGAAGCAACATATACAACTGCACCAGGCGGATACTAATATGAAACTTATCAGAGAACACATTGAATCGGTTAAATATTTAACTGAAGCAACAGAAAACGGTAAAAAGAATCTTTATATTGAAGGTACTTTTTTAGTTGGTGATACCGTTAATAAAAACAATCGTATGTACGAAATGAAAACTTTGCGTAATGAAGTTAAACGCTATGATGAAGAATACATCAAAACAAATCGTGCATTAGGTGAATTAGGACATCCTGATACACCAACACTAAACTTAGAAAGAGTGTCTCATAAAATTATGTCCCTCAAAGAGGATGGAAATACATTTTATGGGAAGGCTCTAGTTCTTGATACACCATATGGTCAAATCGTTAAAAATTTCATTGATAACGGAGTAAACTTAGGAGTTTCTTCAAGAGCGCTAGGTTCTGTAACCATGACAAAAGAAGGTTATAATCTTGTTCAGGATGACCTACGACTGGCAACTGCGGCTGATATTGTGGCAGACCCATCTGCACCAGGCGCATTTGTTAATGGTATCATGGAAAATAAAGAATGGATGTTTGTTGAGGGACGCTTTGTAGAAGCAGATTTTGATAACGCTAAAAAACAAATAACAAAAGCATCTGCTAGACAAGTAGAAGCAGTTGCTCTTAAATTGTTTGAAAATTACCTCAGAAAACTATAATTTTATAAATAAGAAACCAAAAGGAGATTCCTAATGTCAAATAACAAATTAATGGAAGCAGCTGCAGATATTCTTGCTTCAAGCAAAGGTAAAAACGGTATGCCGATGGAAAAAATGCCAGGCAGCGATGCTGTAGATTTGGGTGGACCAACACCACAAAACTACAAGTCAGATGATGACTCAGCAAAAATTGATGTAACAAAGGCTGCAAAATCTGCAACTGCACCTACAACAAAGCCATCAAATGCTTCCGCTAAAATGGAAGAAACAGATGTTGAAGACGAAGTTATTGCTGAAATGCACGGTGATGAAGCCGAAGATAAAGCAATGATGAAAAAAATGAAGATGAAAGAAAAGATGAAAGAGGACGTTGACGCTCTCTTTGCTGACGATTCTACCATCTCAGAAGAATTCAAATCTAAAGTCTCTACAATTTTTGAAGCTCGTGTCGAAGACCGTGTTACACAAATTGAAGAAGAAATCGAAACACGTTATGCAGGCATGCTTGAAGAAGCAGTCGAATCAGTTAAAGCTGACCTTACAGAAAAAGTTGATGACTATCTTTCATATGTTGTTGAACAATGGATGGAAGAAAACGAAATCGCAATTGAATCAGGTCTTCGTGCTGAATTGACAGAAGACTTTATCGGTGGTTTGCGTAACCTATTTGCAGAACACTACATTGATGTTCCTGCTGAAAAAGTCGACCTCGTTGATGAACTTGCCGGCAAAGTTGAAGAACTTGAAAGCAAACTCAATGAACAAATCGAGCGTGGTGTATCATATGCTAAGGCATTAGTTGAATCACGCAAGAATGAAATTGCTCGTGAAGTTACCGAAGGACTTCCTGCTACTCAAGCTGAAAAAATCAAATCACTCGCAGAGAGTGTAGAATTCTCCACAGAGGACGAATACAAATCAAAGCTTGATACTATCCGTGAAAACTACTTCCCTTCTGGTGCTAAAAAGGCAACAGAATCTCAACTAAACGAACAGTTTGAAGAAACAGAAGAAAAGAAAGTCATTCATGACCCATTCGTTGCTGCTGTATCTCAAGCAATTTCTAAAACCAAATTTTAATTAAACTCTAGGAGATAAAAAAATGTATTTGTCCGAATCATTACAAAAAAAATGGGAAGGTGTTTTAGACCATCCCGACTTGCCAAAAATTAGTGATCCATACAAGCGTGCTGTAACAGCAGTTGTTTTGGAAAACCAAGCAACCGAAATGCAGAAATCAGGAATGATTACTGAAGCTGTACCAACAAACTCTGCTGGTACAGGCGGGTTTGGTGGTGGTGCTACTGCAACAGGTCCAGTTGCCGGTTTCGATCCAATTCTAATCAGCTTGGTTCGCCGTTCATTGCCTAATCTAATCGCTTATGATATCTGCGGTGTGCAACCAATGACAGGCCCAACAGGTTTGATTTTCGCAATGCGTTCAATGTATGACACTACACGTGCTCCATCAACTGGTGTAGAAGCATTCTTCAACGAAGCTAACACCGGTTTCTCTGGTACTGGTACTGCACAAACTGCATTGGCAGTTGGTGCTGCAGCCGCTAATACATTCGTTGCAAACGGTGCTCCAGTTCCAAGTGTTACTACAGCGACTGGTGAAGATAATCCTTTCCGTGAAATGGGTTTCTCAATTGAAAAAGTTACCGTTACTGCTAACACCCGTGCATTGAAGGCCGAGTATTCAATGGAACTCGCACAAGACTTAAAAGCAGTTCACGGTCTTGACGCAGAAACAGAATTGAGTAACATCCTTTCTACTGAGATTCTTGCAGAAATTAACCGTGAAGTTGTTCGTACAATCTACGCAACTGCTGTAACAGGCGCACAAATCGGTACTACTACTGCTGGTACTTTTGACCTTGACACCGATTCTAATGGTCGTTGGATGGTTGAAAAAGTTAAAGGTCTTGCTTTCCAAATTGAACGTGAAGCTAATGCAATTGCAAAAGCAACTCGTCGTGGCAAAGGTAATATCATGATTTGCTCTTCAGATGTTGCATCTGCATTGGCAATGGCTGGTATTCTTGATTACAACTCTGCATTGCAATCTCAAGTTAACTTGACTGTTGACGATACAGGTAACACCTTTGCAGGTACATTGTTTGGTCGTATCAAAGTGTATATTGATCCGTATTTCACCGCAACCGGTACATCCGAGTTTGCAGTTATCGGTTTCAAAGGTACAAATGCATATGACGCAGGTATTTTCTACTGCCCATACGTTCCTCTACAAATGGTTCGTGCAGTTGATA